TCAATTTTCACGCGCGGCGAGGCGTTCGATCAGCATACGCAGATCGCCGATTTGATCGCGCAAATCGTCTATTTCCCGATCCGAAGGCGGAATGTTGTCCGAAATCATCAGCTCCACCGCCCAGACGTTGAAAATTTCTTCTTCGCTCAGTTCAAAAGGCCTGTATCTGCGCTGATCCGGGTTGTCGCTGGTCAGCACCAGAACGCCCTGTAAACGCAGTTTGTTCCGAACGCGCTTGATAAAAGTCTCGCCGCTGCGATTCGTAACCACGTACACGTCGCCGCTGCGAATACCGCCCCACTCCGAGCGATCGAGCAGACGGACAACGATCTGCGTGCCGTCGAACAGGGTCGGCTCCATAGATTCGCCCGCCACGTTGATACAAAGCCTTTTCGACTTCGTAGGACGCAACAACGACACCGGGAACCGCAGGTTGTCCGATTCATCCATGTAGTCGCAATTCGACGCCCCGCCGCCCGCGGCCGCTTCGATGTCCACCACAGGAACCTCCACGTAACCGCCCCCAGCCAAATACGACGTATCCACGTCGCTCAGCATGGAGGGCGCGTCCGGAGACAGATCGTACAACGCACCTGCCGGTTTAGGGGAATGCGGGCTGACTTTTGTGCGTCGGACTTCGGAATCTGTCAAAATCTGCGTCGAAATCGGAGTTGTCTCTGTGTGTTCGATTGACCACGTTTTTGGGAGTTTTCGTTTGTGGTCAAAAATGTGGTCGTTTATGTGGTCGTTTTCTTTGACCACGTTTTGGGGAGTTTTCGTTTTAAAAATTTCTCCATCTCCAGATATAAGCCAATCCAGATTTATAGACGGGTAAGTTGATACAGTTTTCTGTATGGCCGAAAGCCCAACATTGGTTCTGCCTTTATTCATTTCCGTGATAGCTGAGGGGCTGAGGCCGACTTTTTTCGCAAATCCGTTACCATCAGCCACCTCGCCTATCGCTATCAATTCCTTTATTAATAGCAAATAACGTTCTGTAATACTGTTTGTCATAAGGCAAAATACAGAAAAATATAAACAGAGCTTGGATATTACATTATTCTGTAATATCTTTGCCTCTGTAAAGCTATACAAAGGTATGGAAAAAACACTCAGAGGCAAGAAACGTAAGGAACGTATTCGCCGGATCAGGGCGAACCTGATTCGTGGCGATATAAATATGATTGCCGCCAGAGCCGAAGTATCGCGCGTGTGGGTGTCGTGTGTATTGGGCGGCGAAGGTGTCAGCGAAAAAGTGCTGCGCGCCGCCGAGGAGTTGATCGCGGAGCGGAAACGGACTTTAAACTAATCTTAAACGATATGGAAAAGAATCTTAAACCTTTCGATCTGGAGGCGGCCAAAGCGGGCGCAAAGGTAGTAGCGCGAGACGGCAGTCCGGTACGGATTATATGCTTCGATGCTGCAGGTGTCTCGCCTATTGTAGGTCTTGTAAGCAACCTGTTCGGAGAGACACCGGTCGCTTATATGGAGAACGGGTGTTTATGTCTTGGTGAGGCACCATACCTCGACCTGCGAATGGCCCCCGTAAAACAAACAGGATGGGTGAATATCTATCGCAATGGGGACGAAGTGCTGACAAGTACGGCGGTGTACGCAACGCAAGAAGAGGCAATGCCGTCAATAAGGACCGAAGGCTCTTACATCGCCACCGTTCCGGTGGAGTGGGAGGAATGATATGGTACGCCGGTGGATAAAAAAACTTCTCGCACCGATTGTGCGAGAAGTTCTTGAGGATAATCGGAAAAAAGACCTCGATGCGGTTAAAGAGCAAATACGTCGATGTTTGGAAGAAATTGTTTCAACTCGTCCGGCTGGCCCTCTATAATCTTTGCCAAATGGCGTTTTATCGCCTTTTTCAGGTCTTTTCGCTGGTCGTCGGTTAAAACAAGTTCTTGCAAGGCCAGAACATGCGCTCGAGAAACTAATACCTGTCCGTACGCCTGTGCTATCAAAGTGCGCATTGTTTCATCCATAATAGTGTGATGATTAGGTTAATAAAAGGATTTGACAATCAAAATTAACCAAAATCCCGCAGCGGCGCAAGGCCGCCGCCCGGAGCGAGACCGGGGCGGGAACAACGAACCTTAAAAAATACGATATGCCAAGAGCATCACTGGAATTTGAAACTTCGTATCATTTGACGATGCGGTACTACAAACAGGAAGACCACCAGCGTGTAGAACGCACGCTGACGGACGAAAACGGCTACGTCATTAGCCGCGAAGATTACCTGACATCCTCGAAGAGGGGCGATTTACGCAAACTGGCTGAAACGATTGCGGAGTTTGAGTATTACGACTGGAAAAAACATCTCAAACGTCGTCGTTGCACATTGCGCGACTGCCTTCGGAGGTTATTCGGCAAATCCGCCAGTATGTAAAAAGTTGAATGCTGTCGATGCGAGAATGATCTGGCAGTTGTCCCCTCGGATGGATAGTTCCAGCAGTAGCCCCTTGTCCTTGAAAAGATTCAAACATGCGGTTACAAGCGCGATTTCTTCTTTCGATTTGGAATCGGTTAGTGATTTCAAAGAGATCGACATAAGGCGTTCAGAAGGCAATGCCTCGCACAATGCTTTCAAGATTGAGTTTTTGTAATCTGCGTTGAGTTGTAAGCTATTCATAAGTAGGTTAAGAAAGGATTCGACACCCAAAATTAACCAAAATCCCGCAGCGGCGCAAGGCCGCTGCCCGGAGCGAGACCGGGGCGGGAACACGATAAAAACGCCAATGATACTGCCGAACGACATACTGCTGCGAGCGACTTCCGAGGGAACTACCCTCTGGGTGTCGCAGCGACTTGTCGTGGAGTGTTGCGGAATTGGTGAGGAAGTGTTAAGAACAACCGCCCGCAAGCGTTACAAACAATCCCTCCCCGCCTCTTGGCAGAAGGTGGCCGGGAACGCTGAGTTTTGGTTGGGGAACAGCGGCAGGTCGTGGCGATGGGGCCGGCGGGGCGGCCAGTATTATTACGATTACGACCGTATCCCCGACCGCGCCCCAGCGCGTTACCGGTCGGCGCTGCCCTCGCGCGAGGAGCTGGAGGAGTTCATTGAAGATCACAACCTGTCGCAGAGCCGGGAGCGGCGCACGGCCCTGAAAGCCGCGCTGACGCAGGCCGCCGCCGAACAGGAGGATAACGCCGACGCGCGGTGGATTCAGACGCAGAGCGGTTTCCAGATCGACCTGGCCGTATGCCGGGACTACGCCCGCGCGCTGGCCTGGTGCCGTTTCATTACGCGCGTTGTGCGGGATGGCAGAACCGCCGACTACGGCGTGCCGACCGTCGGGGCATTCTACGACGCCTGCGCCTCCGTGCTTTCGCAGCTGCGGCTGTCGAACCTCCGCGTCACGACGGCGGCCAGCCTGCGCAAGAAGCTCGCCGGGTTCCCGGCGGAGGCCGAAGAGCAGCGGCGGTGGATCATCTCCCGCAAAATCGGAAATAACAACCGGCAAATCGTCGGTAAGTATCCGGTCGTCGATCATATCACCGGCGAAATCTACAAATTCGACGTGCACGAGGCGGTGATGTTCGCCGCCTATATGAACACCGAAGGGCCGCAGAAAGAGCATTTGAAAACGCTGTACGAGGAGGTTTATGTACCTCTGATGAACGACTTTCAACAGATTCCGGCCGCTTACCGAACCTTTTGCAACCATCTGACCCGTTTTTCGTCCCGCCTATTACTGGATATGGAACGACACGGCTGGGAGTATTATCGGAAACATTACCTGACTTATACTCCTGCCAAAAAACCGACCTATGCGCACTCGCTGTTCTGCGGCGACGGTTCCGGGCTGGTGGCCTACCGATACAATCACATCGGCAGACGTGACGACGGACGGGAGTTTTCGGAAATCCGGATAATGCACGTCTACGCCATCCTGATCAGCGACGTATATAGCGGTTATATCGCCGGTTACGGCATCGCCCCGGAGGGGTCGCACAAAGAGACGTTCGACATGATGCGGGATGCGGTGCGCATGGCGGTCGAAAGCGGCGGACGGCAGACGATGTTCGAATTCGTGAGCGACAATCACGGCGCGTTTTCGTCCGGCCCCTCGCGCGAGTTTTTGCATAAGGTATTCAACCGGGTGCGCCGCATCGAACCCGGCAATTCGCAGGCGAACCCGGCAGAAACGCAATTCCGGTTATTTAAAGGCACCCTGCGTCGTTTGAGCAATTTCGTCCGCACGTCGCACGATGCGGGTATCGAAAACCGGGCCAACGTCGAAAACGTAGATAAATACGAATATCCGACCTATGCGGAAGCCGTGGCGCAACTGGTTCGCGAGATAGACAGGTGGAATCACAAAAAACGCGGAAACGGACGAACCCCGGCGGAAATGTTCGCCGAAAAACATCCGGACTGCCGACCGTTCGACGCGGCAGCCTTACGGCAAATCAACGGCGTGGAAACGACGGTTTCGGTAGAACGCTTACGCGGAATCGTCAAACCGGGAGGCCGGAATGGTTCAGTGGAGTACGAAATACCGAATTACACGGGCGAAGGGGTCGCCGCCATATCGCGGGCGACCGGCAACGGCTACGACAGCCGGGTGCGGGTGGTTTACGACGCGAGCGGGGCCGACCTGTACAGTCTGGACGGGCGGTTTATTATGACCTGCCCGCCGGTAGTCAAGGCGGCGTTATCGTACGCCGAAGCCACCGGCGATACGATGGCGGCTCGCAGGCATCATCGGGAGCGCAAGGATGCGCAGCTCGAAGCCGTGCGGCAGTGCCGCGACCAGGTGGAACGGATTGCCGATTATCTGGCCGGTAACGGCTATTCAGAGGCGGTGCAGTTGGGTGCGAAAAAAGAGGACATCAACGGCGAATACGAGGCATATATCAACGTTTCGATCGCAGAGAAGAAAGCCGCCGAGCGTAAGCGGCGCAGCCTGGAGCGGCAGGAAGCACGCCGAGCCGAAAGAGAGGAGGCCGCCTCTGTCCTGTCTACTCAGGAACGATACATGAACCGACTGAGACAAAAAGCACAACAATTCAAACAACAACAATAGACGATGGAAACAACAGTAAAAGACGGCATCATCGCGGCGGCGAAATCGTACATGGCCGAATACGATATGAGTGCCTCGAACTTCGCGGGCCGGGCGGACGTGGGAAAATCCTACCTCAGTAACGCCCTGAACGGGAAATATATTTACCAGAATACGACCATCCCGGATTCCTTCTTTCGGAAAATCGCCGCTACGGTCGGTTACAAACTGGAGGCTTCGTACTGGGAGCATGTGGACACGGATCAATACGTCCAGATCATGGATACGCTGAACGAGGCGCGGGAACGGGTAGAAGCCCGGATGATCGTCGGCGAGACCGGGAGCGGGAAAACTTACGCCGTGGATCGCTTCTGCGCCCAGAATCCCGTCGGGGTTTACCGCATAACCGTAAACGATTACGATACGGTGTATGACATTATGACCGTGATGTACGAACTGTTGCGGATCGAAGCTCCGGTCAAACGCGGCGCGCGGCTGCGGGGCGTGGGCCGGGAGTTGCGCAAGCGTGCGATGGAGGGCGAGCGGCCCATCGTGATCATCGACGAGGCCGAAAATACCAAAATTCCCGGCATCAAAACTTACAAGGCGTTGTACGATATGTTCGCCGGACAGGTGGCTTTCGTGCTGGTCTGTACGGAAGAGTTGCCCCGGCGGTTGGCGAAAATGAAAAACCGCGTGGAGGGGATGCCGCAATTTATCCGCCGGTTCAAGGCCAATACCGTGAAACTGGTACCGGTAGCCCGTAAATACGAAGCTTTTCTGTCGAAGGTCGAAGATATGAAACTGCGTGAGTTGCTGTCGCAGATCGCGGACAATTACGGCGAGTTGCACGACTATCTGGAGCGTGCCCTGCGCGAGGCCGATGAAAGTGGCGAGCCGCTGACCGAAGCCCTGTTCCGGGAGACTTACAACCTGCCTGCAAAACGGTAATACCATGAACCGGACTTTATTCGATATAGATGCCGAGCGTCGGCGTTTCGAGCAAAAACGAAACGCATTGCGGCGGCTCATGGAGCGACTGGCGGCCGCGGCGACCGATACGTGGTTATCGAACATGCGCCAGCTGCTGCGCGACTGCGATACCCGTATCGAGACCCTGACCGAGGAAATGAAATCGAAACGAACATTATCAACCGATTAAAACCCTTTTCAACGATGGAAAAAGTAACGAAGTCCATGCAGGAGATGAGTTCTGCGGAACTGGCCGTCCTGCTGGAACAAAAGAAAAAAGAGGAACGCGAAGCCGAACTGCAACGTCGGGCGGCTTATGAAGACCTGCGGCGCGACCTGCTCGAAAAGATCGGCGCGAAAGTCTCGGAAACGATAGACAAAGTGCAAGACCTGCGGAAATTCGTCGAAACCGAGACCGCCGCGTTCCGGGCGATCATGGCCGATTACGGCGCCCTGCGCACTGACGACCAGATGAGCTATACGCTCAAATCGGACACGTTCGCGGTAGAGGTGAAGTCGAACAAAGTCAAAAAGTTCGATGAGCGGGCCGATGTAGCCGCCCGGCGGTTGATCGAGTTCCTGCGGGGCTGGATCGAAGGTCGGGAACTCGGCGCCCGCGACCCGATGTACAAACTGGCGATGGCCATGATCGAACGCAACAAGTACGGCGATCTCGATTATAAGTCCATTAGTCGGTTGTACGACCTGGAGGGCGATTTCGATAATCCGGAATATTCCGACATCATGCGCCTATTCCGCGAATCGCACTTGGTGGAAGCCACTGCCGTGAACTTCTATTTCTACGCCAAAGACCCGGAGCGCGGGACGTGGAAAAAACTCGAACCGTCATTCAACAGATTGTAAAAAACAGGAGGACAACGCAATGAAAGTAACAGCGATTTATCAACGGGCGGACGCGAATCCCTTTCGGGAGAGCGAATGCAACTACAGGCGCGTAACGGGCCGTATCCCGGAGGGCTGCACGCAGGAGATGATCGAACAATACGCCCGCGAAGCGACCCCGGCGGGGTATGTCTTTGTAGGTATCGAACGGGCGGAGTAACACTTAACAGAAGCAAATATGAAGATTGGATTTCCCGGAATACTGTTCGTCGTATTCCTGATTCTGAAACTGACCGGCGTGATCGGCTGGTCGTGGTGGTGGGTAACAGCTCCGATATGGGGCCCTTTCGCCCTGTGGCTGGCGATCTTCTGCCTCTGCCAGGCGATCGACAAACGTTGAATTTTTCCCGCCGCGCGTGCCTGCAAGCGAAAAGCACGCGGCGGGGATTACTCCCGGCAACGAAGGGTGGCAGGCTGCGGGTTCGATTCCCGCGCCGGGAGCTAACAACAAAACGACTACGATGGTACTGAACCGGATTTATAACGAAGATTGCCTGGAGGGTATCGGGCGCATACCGACCGGATCGATACAGACCGTTATCTGCGATCCGCCCTATTTCTGCGGCATGACGCACAACGGGCGCAAAGGTACGTTCGGCGACCTGAACGTGTCGAAACCGTTTTTTGCCGAAATATTCAGGGAAATCGCGCGAGTGCTGACCGATACGGGCTGCGTCTACTGGTTCTGCGACTGGCGCACTTACCCGTTCTATTTTCCACTGTTCGATTCGATAATAGGCGTGGATAACCTTTTGACGTGGGATAAGATTCCGGGGCGGGTTGCAAAAAAATATTGGAGCAATTCGGAATTGATCGTATTTCATGCCGGTCATGATTTGTCTCCGGCCGGCGAGATGCGCAATGTTCTCAGGTATAAAATAATCAGCTCTACCGAAAGGGATCACCCGACGCAGAAACCGGTCGAACTGATCGCGCGACTGATTACGGACAGCACCGCCAAGGGCGACACCATACTGGACTGCTTTATGGGTTCGGGGACTACCGCCGTGGCCGCCATGCGTACCGGCCGCCGGTTCGTCGGCTTCGAGATCGACGAGAATTATCACGCTATCGCCCTGCGGCGCATCGAACAGGAACGGCAACAACTGAAACTGGCTCTTTGACAGTTAGGATATGCGGATATTGAGTTTGTTCGACGGCATGAGTTGCGGGCGGATGAACGCCGGTTTCTCGTGGTCGGAAATCGACCCGGATTGGCAGAACTGGTCGATGCTGGAGTACCGGGCTGCGCTTTCTCACCCGGCAGCAGAACGAGGGTTCGGATCGGATTTTGGAGCGATGCAGTGGGCCGACGCCTGTGTTTTGGTATGCCCTTGCGGACGGTCGGCCCATACCGAAGCCGGATGGATGACTGGGGCCGGGAAACCGGTTTGGGTCTATATTCCGGAACAGCAGGAGCCGGAATTGATGTATAAAGTTTACGACCGGATCGTTACCGATATAACAGAACTCGACGCATTGAACGATGAACCGGGCCGATGATACTCCCCGCCACCGCCTGACGCACCTGCTGTTGTATCTGAAACGCGGCCAGCAGATACGGATCGCGTTACAGGCACGCTGTTCGCCCTCGACCGTCTCGGCGGTATTGAACGGCAGAACCGCGCAGGACACCGACCTGGCTCGTAACATTATCCGCCTCGCGGAACACTACGCGCACCGAAATAACCCTTACAAAAAACGATAGACTATGAAAAAAGCACTTTTGATTATCCTTGCAGCCGGGTTGCTCGGCTGCGTAAAAAGCGGGAAAGTAATGCGTCCGAATGATGGGAATCGTAATTATAGCCCAAAATTTCTTTTTGAAGTGGATGGCGTGCGCGTGTATCGCTTCTATGATGGCGGGCGATATATCTATTTTACGAACTCGACAGGGCGCGTGTCGTACACGATTAGCCGGAGAGGTGACATACGTCACGTTGAAACGCTGTGTAATAATATGAAATAGCCATGAAGACCTACCGGGACGGCCTGCTGGGCAGGTTGCATAAGTTGATCAGGGAACGAGGTATCGACGACGACACCAAACGTGAAATGTACGCTTCGTATGGCGTAACGACCGCCGCCGATATGACCGATTACCAGCTGGGGCACCTGTGCTCCCGGTTAGAGGGCCGGGAGGTCGGGCCGGCCCCGGTTATCCGCCCACGACAGGATACAGACCGCGAGACCAGAGGTAAGAAGATCAGCACGATACTGAACATCCTGGCCCGTCATGGCATTGTCGAACGCAAAGAGCCTTTGCCTGCCGTCGTTCGATTCGCGGAGGTGAACGACTTCGTGCGCCGGTACAGCCGCTGCCACAAACCCCTTTCCTTTATGACGCCGGAGGAATTGGATGCCTTTCATAAAGTGTTGCGAGCGATGGAGGCGCGCGGCTGGAAATTCGCAGGTTCGCCAGCTTCTCCGACTACCGACCATAACGCCGCCCCCGCGGTGGTATTCGTTACGACACCGAACGATAACCCAATAATCAACTGAAACGATGGAACCGAAACTGACATCCCAGCAAATCAGCGTCCTGCGCACGCTGTATGGTGGCGAAAACATCACCAATGAAAACAAGGCGCGAATTATCCGCGAGATCGACGCGCAGGCCCCCGGTCTGGTCGTCATCGCCTCGCAGATCGGCCCGGCGCGGACAAAGCCGCGTTTCGGGGCGGTACTTTCGCGGGAGGGTCGCCGCTACTTAGCCGCCCTCGACGCTCCCGACCGGGCAAAAAAATAGCCCCGGAATTTTCGGTGTCCGGGGCCTGAGCTGGCGGCTCGGCACGAAGATACCGAAAAAAAATGGCATATAACAAAAAAGGTTATTATATCCGGGCGAAAAAGATTCAGGAGTTCACCGCCCGATACTACGAGCCGGAGCGTCAGGACAGGTGCTATAAGGCCGTCTGGCGTCGTTGGGCCAGGGCGGAGTTCGGCTTCGGGTACCGCGCTTTTCTGCGCTACCTGAAAGCCGCCCCGCCGCCGGAGCCGCAGGCGAACGAAAAACAACTATCATTGTTCGATTTTCCCGAATAAACGAAAAAAGGGGCGAAACATTCGCCCCTTTTTTATTCCTCAAAAATGAAACATTGTATCATTTTTTATTCCCGATCCCTACAATTTTTGCGGTCGTTTTATATACAACTATCGGCGAAAATTATATATCACCGCCTGCGTCCGGCATCGGGATCGGTGAAGGCGAAGTCGAACGAAAGGCGGAACTCGCGGATACTGTCGTCGCGGCGGGCGCGTACCAGTTTGGTACGGGTCAGCGGGGAGAACGTTTCGCCGCTCAATCCCTGCAACGCCTTGTAAACCGACTGCAGCAGGTCGAAAGCGGCGAACTCCGTATCCAAGGGCGGAGCCTGGAACGAACCGTTGAACATCCGGCTATCGGCCACCCGGACGGTCAGCGAACCGATCCCCTGCTGGTACCGCGCCCCGCCATCGGAGTAATCCACGGTTTCGACATCCACCAGTGCGCACGGGAATTTGACCGGCGATTGACGAAAATAATCCAGCTGGCCCCAGTCTTCGCCGGCATAGCGCAGTTCCGGAACTTGCTGCAAAGCCTCTTTCACGGCTTTCATTACGTTTTTAAGCATGGTAAAAAAGTATTTAAAGGGTTATTTACGGATCATTTTTCGGAACTTAGGGTCGATATTCCGCCCGATCCACTCCTGCACGTTTCGGGTGCAGGTTTCTCGGACGATACGGCCGATTTTGGGGTGGTCGCCGACGATCTGCCGCTGCGGGATCGTCAGCTCCTTTTTGGTCGTCAGGGCCAGCGAACGGTAATACTCGGCCAGTCTGTTTCCCCGTTCGCTGCGTTTGTTCGCCGCCTGGCGAGTTTTCAGGCTGAACGACACGCCCTGCATGTTTTTGTAGTACATCGCCCAGAAGTATTTGCGCATGCCGGTTGTGACGGGTATCTTTCCGCCTCGGTTGTGGATGCTGAAATAGGCGGCGTCGGAGAAGAAGGCGAGCGAGGCGCGTCCGACGGAGCAGCGCAGGGATCGGCGCAGGCGTCCGGTAACGGCCAGCAGCGTCCCGCGGCCCGTATCCATGCGGCGAGCGGGCCACGGACGGTCGAAAAAGGCTTTGCGCACGAAATTGCGGTCGAACTCGTCAAGCGTCTCCACCCGAAGCTCTGCAAGGATATTTTTCAGTAAGTCGTTCATTCCGATGCGTTTTTTCCGTACATTTGCGAACAAGGGTATTTTTACCGTTATGGAAACGATTTTCGATCATAATCCCACCCCTGCAGAACTGCGCGCCATCGGTTGCGACTGGCGGCCGTACGAGTGGTATATGTCTCATCTCGACGAAGAGACTGCATGGTTCGATCTGGCCATGCTATTCCACGAACGCGGGGACGCGAAGAACGAGGCGCGCGCCTGGAGCCATATTCCGGAGCGGCGCGATGAGTTCTTCCGAGGTTTCGACTATTTGGAAATTGAATCATAGGCGAGCCTCGAATCTTTGTTTGGTTTCATTAAGATTTTCCATCAATTCCTGGGCATTTTTCACTCCTTTCCCTTTGAGGAATTCTACGGCGTATTCTCCGACTTTTTCATAGGGTTCGTTCAGTAGTTTGTCTCGCAACGCCTCGACCGTTTCGGCTTCGTCGATACGGTGGCGTTTGAGTATCGCGCGGAAATTCCTTATCCATGTTCCGTATCCGTACCCGTTATCCAGCACGCTGTCCTGATGGGCCGCCTCGCCTCCGAATCGGGCGATAAAGTCCGGGTAGGTGTGCCGGGCCACGAACTGGTTCACCGTCTCCATCTGCATACTGGCGAGGTTGTTCCATCGCGACCAATCCGCCACGCCTCGCGCCTTCGCGTGCAGGGTCTCGTGCCAGAGACTTTCCAAAGCGTATTCCTGATTGAAGGTCAGTTCATTTCCCTTTTTGAGCGCCGCGAACGCCTCGCGTACCTCTTTGGCCGGGTTGAACTCCACAATATCACTGCCGGAACGAAGTCGGAACGCATGACTGTGCACGGTCAGAATATTGCCGGGTTTGCCATTCGTAAACCGGCCGTTCGACATGAAAGCCTGTCCGTTGCTCGCAATATCCACCCGGATCAGTCCCCCTCGGTAATCGTCCGGGAACAGGCGGGCATGCTCGGTCATAACGGTTTTGATATGTTCGTTCGTAACCCTCCCCTGAGGTATCAGTTTTTCCAGGTCGATGTCCGGCATTTTCAGTTCCACGACCACCTTTCGTACCTGTTCCTGCGCCTCCTGCGATAGTTTGTAATAGGGATGTTTGGGCGGGAAGAGTTGTTTGTCGATGCCCGGATTGAAACGGAAAATCTTCTGTTTCGGGCTGTCGGTGGCCTCGTCGCCCCGGCGCATGGCCTCGGCCGGGTCTGAAGCCGGGAACTTCCCCCGGCGCACCTGCCGCGCCGTGCAGCGGCAGCCCCAATCATTCGGCGGATAATACTTTTTCCAAAACGGATTGGACGGCGGCAGGGTAATGCCATTCAGCGCGCGGTGTTTCTGCCGCACGTGGTTATCCCCCATCGTGCGGTACTGGAGATCGTAGCGGTCGCCCTCCTCCTGCACTTCGGCCCACGAGGCCGCCATCTGCGCCGAGGCAACCGCGAAATTGTATTCCGCCTCTAAATAGTGGACGTTGTAATTCGCGTCGATGCGGCGCACGTCGGTCAGAAATTCGGCGAACCCCTTGACCGTCCCATCGGGCCGGCGCAGCAGCGACGACGCCTCTTTCAGCTCCTGGGCCGTCTTGAATCCGGAGAACAGAAACAGGCTGCCGTCCAATTTGCGGGCCATCGCGGGCGGGATCACGCTGTCCGCCACCCCCGCGTCCATCGCTTCGCGCAGGAGGGCGTGCGTTTCGCGGATCATGGCCGCGGCGGGTTCTTCGCGCATGGCTTCGGGTGAGAACTCCCCTTTGGCGTGGAGCCATTGCATCGCATGGTCGAAGACCCCCTCGCGGAATCTCCGCGGGCGCTCGTCCCCGGCCGCCAGCCGCGCATAGCGTACCGGAGGGCCGTAAAGGTCGATCAGAGCGTGGTGCAGCCCGGCATAATAGGAAGCCGGGCTTAACCGAAAAAACGGTCGGGTGCCGCCAGCTGCGCCCCGGCGGGGCCGAATCCGCTCTCCTTCTCGCCCGTCACTTCGATGCCGAACTTGGCGCGTATCCACTCCGGATCGACGTGATAATACTGCATGGCCGCATGGGTCTGCGTCCAGAGTTTTTCGGTGTCCTCCTCCTGCTGATATTCGTAGGTCAGGCCGGGCGGCAGCAGACCGATACGGGCCAGCGCGGGCAGGATGATCTCATTCCAATAGCCTTGTATCCGAGCGCGGTCTGCCTGCGCGATGCGCTCGAAGAGTTTGAGGCTGGCCTCCTCCTTCGATCGGTTGCCGTTCAGGGTGTCTTGCCCCATCTGCGCGCCGCAGACCAGCAGCGAGGAGGCCTCCTTGCACACCGCGATCAGGTTACGGTAGACGTCGCCGTTGGTGTCCGCGCCTTTGGCGAAGTCGAACGTTTCGGAGCTGTCTATGACGAACCAGGCCGCGGCCCCGAAGTCGCGCATCATCTGCTCCGCGCGATCGAGCATTTCGGGGTCTTGGGTGTTGGTTTTGAGCACGCGCGGGGGTATGGCGTAAATTTCGCAGAGTTCCGACCAGCACTGCTGGGCGAATCGGGCGAAAAGGACGTGCGGGACGGCCTTGTTGAGCAGGCCGTAATTGTGCGGCCCGCCGAACTCCAGTACCCAGGTGCCGTATTCGCGCACCTCGCGGTAGCGGATGCCGTCGCCGTCGTCTTCGGAGAGCAGCAGCACGCCGCGTTCCGGTACGACGTTGGTACGGGGCAGCAACGTCGCCTGCGGCGTTCCGGCCGCCGTAACGGTCAGCTCCACGAGCGAATGACCGTAGAGTGTTTCTTCCCAGGCGAAGCGTTCGAGATCTCGTTTCCAGGAGGCGGCCGCGAGCAGGGCCGTGGCCTCGTCGTCGGTTTCCCCATTCCGGCGGAGCGAGAACGGGGCGCCCAGCAACGACTGGAGGCGCAGTTCGACCAGCGAGGTCAGGTGGGCGTCTTGCATGATGTCGTCGTAGAGGCGTTGCAGGCGGACGCGCCGGGGGTCGTCCACGTTGTCGGCCTGGCGGAGGGCCGCTTTCCAGGTACCGATGTCCGACCGCACGCGGGAGACCGATTTGGGAACGATCCGGGCCACGTATCCCTCGCGCCGCGCCGTCGTTTTCGGGCGGGGCGTTTTCGCGGCCAAATTCCGACGTTTTCCCGCTCCGGCGGGGGATTTTTCGCGGTTGTGTGTTTTATTCATTTTTAAACGATCTTAAACGGGAATTAAAGGGCATATCGTCCAGTCCGTTGTCGAACTTCGGATGCGACCCGAAGCGGAAACGGGTTGCCGGACGGTCGTCGTCGCCCTTTCGCAGGGGCAGGTCGGGGGCTATCGTCTCGTCGTCGGTTCCGACGCCCGCCACCAGCTTCAACCAGTCGATCGCGGCCTTGTAATACTCCTTGGCGCGGTCGAAAATCAGGTCGGTATTCGCGCGTTTGATCAGGTACCATACGGCGATGCTTTTGACGTGTTCGACCAGCAGCGGGTGCCGCTCGTCGCCCGTGGCCGAGAAGATCGCCCGGACGTCGTATTTGGCGTTCAGGTAGCTCGACGCCTCCGATACCGCCGCGGCGACGGCATGGCGCAGGGCGAGGTCGTCCGCGTCCCCCTCCATGATTTCGGCCACCTGGTATTCGTAGATGGCGGTTTGCAGCTCCTCTTTAGTGATAAACATGGCTTACAGGTCTTTGTATTCGTCCGCGGCGTCGAAGCAGGGGCAGGCTTTGATATATTCGGAGGGTTCGATCGTCCCGTTGCCGTTCTTGTCGGGCGAAAAATCGCGATGCCCGCAGATACGGGCCGCGGGGAACTTCTCGCGCAGGCTTTCGAGCAGATAGACGATGGCCGCCTTTTGTTCCGGCGTTCGGGTATCTTTGGGCTGCCCGGCGGCGTCCAGTCCGCCGACGTAACAGATGCCGATGGAGGTAGCGTTGTGGCCGCTCACGTGCGCCCCCGCCTCGGCGATGTCGCGCCCGGCATGGATGGAGCCGTCCGGATAGATTACGTAATGATAGCCGATTTTTCGGAAGCCGCGGTCGCGGTGCCAGCGGTCGATGTCGGCGACCGTTACCCGTTGTCCCTCTTTGGTAGCGCTGCAGTGCAGCACGATGTCCGTAATTTTTCTCATGGTATTTCAGTATTTGCGTGATGTTCTGTAACCGACACGGTAGGTGGCGCGCTGGGTGCGCGTTACGGCGTTGAGCAGCGAGAGGGCGCCCTCCACGGCGTCGGGGCCGTCCACCATCGAACCGCTTCCTTTCTCAAAGGCTAAGTATTGATCCACCAGTTCGGTCTGGTCGGGCGTGTCGCGCTCGTCTGCATTGAACCAGACGTTGCGCCGCTCGAAATAGGGCTGCGTGGCCTCGATGCGCTCGAACTTGTCGCCCTTGGCGCGCTTGTCGGCGCGCACCGGGATGTAGTAGCCGCGGGCGTCGCCCTCGGCGTCGAAGTCGTTCACGAACTCGTCCATGCTGAATAACCCCTCGATCAGGTAGCGGATTTTGCGGCATCGGCCAAGGCCCCGGTCTTCGTAAAGATCGTAGAGCCAGCGGGCCAGCGCCGCGCGGGTGCTCTGCCGTAAAAAAGTATGGATGATATGGAACTCGCGCCCCCTCTTACCGACTAAGATCATCCCCTTAAAGCAGGCCGCAGCCTTATAGGAAAGGTCGCCGTAAAAGACCAGCGCGTCATATTCGTGCAGAGGAAGCATCTTTTTCCACTGCATATCCTCGGCGCGGAATACCGCGCCCTCCTCGACGTGCACGTGCATGTATTCGCGCATGAACGACCGGGAGGGGGTGTTTCGGAACTTCTCCCGCCAGTATTCGGCGGAGGTCTTCTCCGGCCAGGCAGGCTCGAAGGTCGCCAGGTCTTTGACCGCCGGAACCGACAGGATGCGGTATTTCGGGGGCTTCCCCTCCTCGCGGGCCTGGGCGATCCGCACCTTGAACTGCGCTTTGAGGCGGTTCGTGATGCTGTTCTTATGGAAGTTGTTGTTCGCATAAACGAAGCGTTTGACGCTGCCCTCCATTTCGTCGAAGCAGCCGATCAAATCCTCGAACAGCCAGTCCACCCCCTCGCGCATGATTCGGTCGTTGTTCACGTGCTTTTTGTTGTCCACGTCGTCCACGACGATGTAGTCCGGCCGCCGCTCCTCCTCGCGCACCCCGCGCGGGTCTTGCCCGAACCCCAGACACATAAACCGCACCCCGTCGGTGGTCAGGAACTCGCCCGCCGACCAGTCGCCCTGCTGGTATTTGGGGCCGTAGTCGTGGTTCAGACGCTTGTTGTATTGCAACTGAGCCTGACAGGCCGAGAGCAGGCGTTGCGCCTTGCGCTCGTTTTCCCCAATCAGCAGCATGAACTTCATCCGCCCGGTGTACATCAGATAGAGCGGAATCCCCATATCGGCATGTACGGACTTCGCGCCCGAACGGTAGATCTCCCACTGCGCGTAGATCTCGGTGTTCTCGATGATCTGCCGCGCCCCCTCGCGGTGGAACCAGGCGCAGGGCACCTTGGCGAAGGTCTCGAAGTAGTACTCGAACCACTTCACGTAATCCGCTTCGAGCGTCCGCACGCGGGCGATGCGCTCGGCCGGGGTTTCGCCGAGGTTCACGGAGGTACTGCGGGCGATACGCCGACAGTGCGCGTCGTAGTTCCCGATAATCTTTGAAAACCTGTTATCAGCAGCCATAATCGAAGTTTAAAACGCGTTCGGTTATCGGTTGGAATCGATTTCCGCGCGGTGGTTCACGAACCGGCGGTGGTATTCGGTGAACTCGACCGCTTTGGCCGGGTCGATGCCCGCCATCCAGTTGTCGAATTCTATAAAGACGGAGACCACGACGCTCAGGGCGACCCGCCCGTCGAAATAGCTCAGGGCCTTAGCCACCTTGCTCAGCGCGTCGGCGTCCACGCGCGGAGCGCCGCCCGCGGCGATATGCTGCACCTCGGCGGCAAGTATCTGCCGGATTTTGTTCGGCGCGGCGAGGGCGGCCCCGCGCAATCCGTCCCAGTTCATCTGTCGCCGCCACTTCGACAGCGTGGCTTCTGTCAGTTTCAGCTGTTCGGCGATCGCCGAACAGGTCAATCCATTCTCCACGAAAAGCGCCTCGGCATCTTTGTAAAGGCGGTGTTTGGGTACGTCCATAATCTCTCGTTTTCGGGCAAAAGTCGCCCGTTTTTCTCGCCTCTGCCAAAAGTGTGTATCACCTTGACACTCTAATTGTTACGGTCGTTTTTCGAGGGGATATTTGCCGAAAAAACAGAGCGAATGCCCCTGCCCCGATTCATACTCAACGACCAGCGCGTAAAGAACTCTCACGGCTTTTACCTGCTAAATGCCGGCGGGCGGTTCGACCGCTTTCTGGCTAATCCGGTAATGCTAGACAACCACGACCCCGACCGATTGATCGGCCGCTGGGAAGACCTCGCCGTGGAAGGCGACCTGCTGACCGCCGTGCCGGTATTCGACGAAGGAACGGAGTTAGGACGCGAACGAAAGGGACAGGTGGAGCGCGGATTCCTGAAAGGGGCCTCGATCGGCCTGTACATCCACGCGGCGGAGTACCGGATGAATCCGGCTACCGGCGAAAACGAGCTGTACGTCACCGAATGGGAGCAGATCGAATCTTCGACGACGGCCCTGCCGAGCAACGCCGGCGCGCTGACGCTCAAAATCTACGACCAGGGGCGGCAGCCGGTACCCGAAGAGCGACTCGCCGCCTATCTGGATTCCATAGTACGACTAACCACAATCAACGAAAAAATGCCAACAATCAATCAGAATGGCGGGGGCGGCGCTCCCGCCCCGGCTTCCGTATCCCTGACCGCCGCTGCACAGGTGGCTCTGGGACTGAGCGGAACACCGGACAGCGCGGCGATTTCGGCCGCAGTGGTCGAACTGTCGGCCCGGTACGAACAGGAGAAAGCGGCACGCGAGAAACTCGAAACCGAAGCCGCTGCCGCACGCGAGCAGGCTACCCGCGAAATGATCGCTCTGGCGATCAGGGAGGGGCGAATCACCGCCGACCAGCAGGCGAATTACGAGAAACTGGCCGCGGCGGATTACGAAACCACGAAAGCGGCCCTCGAAGCGTTGCCGACCAAGGCGTCGCTCTCGGCTCAGGTCAAAGGCGCGGCGGGCGGTAGCGGCATCCCGGCCGAGCGTAAAGCGTGGAACCTGCACGCCTGGATGAAAGAGGATATGCCGGGACTGCGGAAACTGAAAACCGATGATCCGGAAGCCTACGCGGAAATCCTCAAGCGAGTGTAAATCATAAAAACAGAGATAGTTATGCCCATAGAAAAACAGGCGTGGATCGCCATGATCAAGGAGGGGTTCGTCCCCGATACCTCTTTCCTGGCGCGCTCGGTAGACATGAGCGAATTCGTGGAATACGACAAAATCAACCTGGCCGAAGCGGGCGTCGATCCGGAGGTGCTCGTCGATAATGCCAGCTTTCCTATCGAGTCGGCCCAGCGTGCGGACATCCCGCTGGAACTTCCGTTGCACACCTTCGACACCAAAAACACGACCGTGCGGGCCATCGAAGAAAAGGAGAGTTCCTACAAAAAGATGGAGAGCGTGATTCGCGGGCACAAAAACGCCCTGCTGAAAAAGACCGCGGCCTTTGCCGCCGGCAACTGGTCTCCCCAGAAGAACGCCGACCTGACGCCGGTGCGTGCGGCTACCGGAGCCGTGAACCCCTCCGGGCAAAAGGCGCTCACCTTTACGGACATTCTCCAACTTCGCAACTGGTTCACCGGCCGCGACGTGCCCGTGGATTCGCTCGTGCTCGTACTGAATGCCATTCACGAAGCCGACCTGATGGCAGAGGACATGAAGCTCTACAAAGAGATGATCGGCAGCGGCAAAATCTGGGGGATCAGCTACTATACCTCCTCGGTATTGCCGTACTACACAGCCGCCGACGGTACGAAGAAAGCCTTCGGCGCCGCCGTGGTGCCGGAGACCGACACGCAAGGATCGCTGATGTACTGCGACACCGAGGTGATGCGCGCCGTGGGTTCCACCGACGTGTTCGCCCGTTACAAAGACCCCGCCGAGCGCGGCGACATCCTGGGCTATCAGCAGCGTTTTACCGCCCTGTCGATCCGGGGCAAGTATGCTGCCGCCTTTTATTCGGCTAAAGAATAACCGGGCATGGCGGAAACGGTAGCGCTCGTGCTGGGGTGGATCGGTACTGCGGTCGGCTTTTTCACAACGCTTTACCAATTCCGCCGAAAGCGTAAGGCGGAGGTCGGCTCGCAGGAGGTAGCCACGGCCGATCAGATGGTCGATCTGGTCAAAAAGTCTTTCGAGGAGGTGTTGGCCCTGACCCGAACCGAGAATAAGAATCTGCGCGACGACATCGAAGCGCTCAGAGTAGAAAATGAAGAAAGCAGAAAAGAAAACGAGAAGCTGCGCCGGGCGGTGGCCCGGCTGGAGCGGGCGATCCGCAGCGTGGCGCTGTGCAGCCATCGCGACCATTGCCCTATTCCTGCCCGGCTGTCGGACGCCGCGGATAACGACAAGCAGCGACCGGATACGGACGGACAGCGTGCGCGTTGTAGAGACCCTGCGTGATACGGTGGTACGGCTGGCGGCCGACAGTTCGCTGCTGCGCGCCCTGGTAGAGTGCGACAGCTTAGGGCAGGCCCGCTTGCGCGAGTTGGAGGAATACCGGGCAGGCGACCGCCTGCCGCCGCCGTCGGTTACGATCCGGGACAATGTACTGACAGCCACGGCCCGCGTGGACAGCATGGCGATTTATCTGACACTGAAAGACCGCTACAGCGAAGCCGTGCAGGTCGAACGGGAGGTCGTCACGCAGACTGTGGAGGTAAACCGCCTTACCGGGTGGCAACGGTTCTGGGTGCGGTTGGGGCAGCTGCTGGCAGCGGCCGGAGCGGGCATCGTCGCCTGGAAACTTTTAAAACGATAAAACCATGACACAGACGAAGAAAAACGAGAAAGCGGCGACCGGCAAAGCCGCCGGAGGGAATCGGCAGAAACAGGCCGCGGCGCAGACCGCTCCGGCGGAAGCTGCCGAAAACCCGCAGACATCGGAAAACACGGCACAGGCCGCTCCGGCGGAAGCTACCGAAAACCCGCAGACATCGGAAAACACGGCGCAGGTCGCTCCGGCGGAAGCTGCCGAAAACCTGCAGACATCGGACAACACGGCGCAGGCCGCTCCGGCGGAGGCTGCCGAAAACCCGCAGACATCGGACAACACGGCGCAGGCCACTCCGGCGGAAGCTGCCGAAAACCCGCAGGCATCGGAAAACACGGCACAGGCCGCTCCGGCGGAAGCTGCCGAAAACCCGCAGACATCGGACAATACGGCGCAGACCGCCCCGGCGGAGGCTGCCGAAAACCCGCAGACATCGGACAATACGGCGCAGACCGCCCCGGCGGAGGCTGCCGAAAAGGGAGGAACCGAAGCCCCGCAGATCTCGGAAAATACGGAGCCGGCCGCGGCAGAAACCCCGGAAACCGCAAAGCCGACCGAAGCCTCGGCCCCCGAAACCGTAGCGGACAGCCCGCAGGCGTCTCCACCTGCCAAACCGGCGGGCGGAGAGAAGAAAAAAGAGGCCGACCGGCTGCCTGCGTTTCTCGCCCCCTACGTAAAAGCCTATCCGACAAACAAGACTTTCCACGTAACCACCGATAAGATGGTCTTTCTGGCGAACGACCGGGGACTGGCCGTCGTGCATCAGAACAGCCTGAAAAAGGGAGGCGCCGTGGAAACCTACAACCTGTAAGACTATGGCAAGACCGAATATAAACATCACTCTCGGCAACGGCAACTTAGGACGCAGCGCCGCCACCGACGACGGCGTGGCCGCTCTGGTCGTGAACGGCAAAGCGGTGTCCGAAAAGCTGGAGTTGAACAAACATTACCAGCTTTTCGGCACGGCCGACCTGACGAAGTTAGGCATCACCGCCGAGAACAACCCGCTGGCGTATAAAGAGATTACCGCCTTTTACGAACAGGCGGGCGAGGGGTCGGAACTGCACCTGCTGGTAGTGTCCGAAGCGACTACCCTTACCCAGATGTGCGACAGCGCGGACGGTTCTCCGCTCCGTAAAGCGATCGACGCCGCGGGGGGCCGCGTGCGTATCGTCGGCATGAACCGCATCCCCCCGGCCGAATACGAAGCCGACGTTACGCAGGGCATCGACAAAGATGCCATCGACGCGGCTGCCAAAGCGCAGGCCGTTGCCGAAAGTTACGCATCCGGGAAGGTGGCCCCATTTCGGCTCTTGATGCCCGCCCCGGCTTTCGACGCCGACAGCGAGGCCCTGTTCAAGCCCCGCGAGGCGTCGTACAACGCCGTAGCCTTCGTGCTGGCCTCCGACGACGCCGCGAACCATACGGCCGCCATCGGCCGCATTCTGGGACGCGCCGCGGCGCTCGCCGTGCACCAGTCGCTGGGCCGCGTGCGCGACGGGGCTATCGCCACCGATATGTACCTGACCGACGGGCAGAGCTATGCCGAGGCCGCAGGGCTGGCCGACACGCTGCACGACGCCGGGTATATCATCCCGATCGGCTACCCGCGCAAGAACGGCGCCTATCTTAATGGCGACCCGACGGCGGCGCCCGTTACCGACGATTACGCCCAGCTGCGTTACGGCCGGACGATAGACAAGGCGCGTATCATCGTTTACGATACCCTGATCGACGAGATTCTGGATAACGTCGAAAGCGATACGGACGGCAACCTGTCGGCCGGGCAGTGCGTCAGCTACGCGGGAATGATCGAAAACGCGGTGCTGACCCAAATGGCCGACGAAATCACCTCCTTCACCTGCACCGTGCCGCAGGATCAGGACATTCTGAGTTCGGAAACGATCCGGGTGGTCTGCCAGATACAGCCGAAAGGCGTGGTCGAAACGTTCGAGGTAACGCTGGAATTTACCAATCCGGCAACCAAAACCGAATAATCTATGAGAAAGGTGATTATCAATCAGCGGGAATACGCCTATGGCGATATTTCGGTCTACGCTTTCGGCCAAAACATCGGCGGGCTGCGGGGCATCGACTACAAGTTGTCGAAGGCCAAAGACTACGTGCGCGGCGCCGGGCGCAACCCGCGCGGCATCCAGCACGGCGAACGGTCGGCGGAAGGTACGCTGACGATTCTCCAGAGCGAGTTAGACGCCATGAACCGTACCGCGCGTGCGAAAGGATACGACGACCTGCTCGACGTGGATTTCGACATCGTGGTCTCCTATGTGACGGCCGGCGGCGTGGTGACGACCGACAAAATCCACACGGCCTCGATCAAAGAGCTGCCCAAAGGGATGAAGACCGGCGACCTGTTCAGCGAACACGCCCTGCCGTTCATCGCGCTGGGTATCGAATACGACGTATAAGGTTTTCAGGAACATTTAAAAACAGTTGAAGAATGGCTCAAAAACAGAAACCCGCCGCATCGGCGGAGGTAACGCCCGAAATGGTCGAGGCCTGGAAAAAACAGTACGGCGAAGTCTTCGTCGTCGAAAGTGAAGGTAAGAAGGCCTGGCTGCGTCGGCCCGACCGCAAGGCCATCAGCGCGGCGAACGTGATCGGCGGGATCGACGCGCTCAAGATCAACGAGGTGTTGATCCGTAACTGCTGGCTCGGAGGGGATATGGAGTTCCAGACCGAAGACCGGCTGTTCTACGGCCTGGGGCCGCGGGTGAACGCCCTGATCGAAGTGGCGGCCGTGGAGCTAAAAAAGGCTTAGCGGGGTCGGAGATAGCAGAGCTTCCGAATTGGCTGCACGCGGGCAACGCGCTGATCCGTTCGGTGCTGCACCTCGACCCCGATACCCTGAGCGACGCCGAGTGGTGCTATCAGGCGAGGATGGCAGTCTGGGTCGAGAACCGGACGACCCGGAAGATCGCGGAAACCATAGCGGAAACAATAGCGGGTTAGAAAAAAAGTGGCAACAAACGTAGAATACATACTAAGCCTGACCGACCGGGCCTCTTCGCCGCTGGTGCGGATCGCGGGGGCGTCGCAAAATACGCTTGCGACGTTTGCGAGACTGACCGCCCAGAGCAAGGGCATGCAGGCCGCGGCCAAAGACCTCGGCGGCTCGCTGTCCGCTTTACGCCAGAGGCTCGATCTGCTGCGGGCCGAAAAAGAGATTATCGACCCGCGGAACATCGCGCAGATCAGGCAATACAACCGCGAAATCGACAGCCTGACGCGGCAGATCGACCGGCTGGACAACGCCGGGCGCGGCGGGTTGAAACGACTGTTTTCCGACCTGACCGGCGGCCTGGGCGGCTTTATCAACCCCGCGATGGCCGCCGCTGCCGGTATCGGCGCCTCCGTCAAAAACGCGATGTCCCTCGACGAGGGGATGGCGAAAGTGAACATCACCGCCCAGCTCGACCCGGCGAGCCTGAAAAAGGCGACCGAGCAGGTGCGGGAGATCACCGCCCGCAACAAGGCCGACATCACCCAGTCGCCGCTCGCCCTGGAACAGATCATCAGCCAGACCGGAGATCTCGACCTGTCGCTCTCCATCCTCGACGCCACGCTCAAAGGGGCGAAGTCGCAGTTCGCCGACACGAACGTAGTGGCGGGCGCGCTGGCCCGGACACTGTCGATCGTGGGTACGAAAAACACCAACGCCAGCGAGGTGCTGGACACTTTCGTGGAGGCCAAACGGGTCGGTGCGGGCGAGTTCGAAGACTTCGCCCGTTACATGCCCGACCTGATCGCCGGGGCCGATGCCCTCGGCTACAACTACAAAGAGGTGGCGGGCGTTTTTGCCTATATGACCGGCAAGGGGCAGAGCGCCGAACGCGCCGCCACGCTGATGAACAACCTCTATTCGATTCTGGGCCGCGGGGATGTAGTCGAAAAGATGAGCAAAGTCGGGATAAACGTCTTCGACGACACCGGCGCGATCCGTTCGACGCTCGACATTTTCAGGGAGATGGAAGCCGTAACGGCTTCGATGAGCGACCAGCAGAAGTCGAACTTTATCGAATCGCTGGGCATCGTGGACAAGGAGGCTAAGAGCGCCTTTATGGTCATGGCTTCCGACACGGACAAACTGGCCGAATCGCTGACGGCGGTGGCCGATTCCGCCGGCGCCGCCGACCGTGCGATGGAACTCTCGCGCAACTCTACGCAACGTGCGCAGGAGTTGTGGAACTCGTTCAAGCTGATTTTGTCGGATGTCGGGACGGCGGTTCTGCCTCTGGTGGAGGTCGGCATCGGGGCGCTCGGCGTCGGGCTGGATATAGTCGGCGGCATCCTTTCCGGCGTTACCTCCGCGTTCGGCTGGTGGTTCGACGCCTTACGCGAAGGAAACCCCGTAATCGGGGCGCTGACCGGAACGCTCGGCGCGCTGGGCGTTATGCTTGTCGCCCACAAAATCAAAGTACTGGCCGTGGATGCGGTGCACAAGATCGCAGCGGCAGGTTCGACCCTGCTCGCGGGAGCGATCAAAACGTTGAACGCGGCGTTCGTGACCTCGCCGGTGGGATGGCTGGTGCTGGGTATCGGTGCGCTGGCCGGAGTGATCTATTCCCTGACCTCGAAAACCGACAGGGCGACCACTTCGTTCGCGGCGTTCAACACGGAGCTGGCCAGGTCGAAAGACGAGACGCGGGCCTCGTTCGACGCCGCGATGCAGGCCGCCGAGGGCAGCGACGAACGGGCGGCGGCCATCGGCCGGATCAATGAGCAGTACGGCCAGTACCTGCCGAATTTGCTCACCGAAAAAAGCACGAACGACGAGCTGTGCGACGCCCTCGACCGGGTGAACATTGAACTGGAACGCAAACTCCGTAACAAGTTCCGCGACCAGGCGATGAACGACGCGCTGGCAGAGCTGGAAGAGGTGCGAACCAGCGTGTTGAACAACCTGCTCGACCGGGTGGACGACAAAGACAAGCAGGCAGAACTGGCCGCGGATTTCGGCCGGATGTTCGACAAGATGAAGGCCGGTATGGATTGGGGGGCGGACGCGGCTGCCATCCGGGAGAAATACGACATCGGCGGAGCATTGGATGAATTTTTCCGAGGTTTTACGCTGACCCTCCATCGGGGAGTTACCGGGCGGCTCAATCAACTGACCGATGCCCTGTCGGATTATAACGAGACTGCCGGGCGTCTCGATCTGCTTTACGGGGCGGGGCAGTCGGCAGCGGTTCCCTCGTCGCCTTTCGTGAACGGCGTTTACAACCCCGGCGGCGCCGCGTTGCTCCGTGGCGGTAGCAGCCTGCCCGGAGCGTCAGCCGGTAACGGCAGCCAGTCTTCCGCCTCAGGCGGCGCCGTACCGAAAACGTATGCGGAACTGATGGCCTCCCTCGGCGGGAAAGGCAGACGGACGACCACAGGCAGCGTCGGTTCCCGGAGCGATGTGTTCGACTTGGACAGTGTGGCCGTGAACGAAAAGGGCACCGGAGCCTACGGCGCCATCGTCTCGAAACTGGGGCGCGTGAAACTGGCCGGGCTGACCGCCGCCGCATCGTTCGGCGCGGGCATGGCCTCGCCCGCCCTCGTGCAGGCCGTCGTGCCGCCCGACACCCCTGCCGCGGTTGCGACCGCCCCGGCCGGGGATACCGCGGATTACGGGCGGAAGGACGGCCGACCGATTGCGGACAAGTTCTGCGACCAGATCGTTATCCATATCGCCAACGCCGATGGCAAGGGATACGACCAAATCCGGCAGGAGATCGTGAACGTATTGATGGAGGTGACCGATTATGGCCAGGTATGACGAATACGGCCGAATGCCGCACCGCTTCGACGTGGCGGGTTTGCTGCTCGACGCGGCCCGGCTGCGGGGCAAATTCTATCCGGGGATGCTGCTCGGCGGAAACGCCGCGCGTTATCCGGCCGTCCCGTCCTTCGAGGGGATGCCCGACGCTCCGGCGCTGCGCACCGAAACCGCGGGCGGGGTGCCGATCCGCAAACAGGACGCGCTGGGACGGTGGTATTTTATGCCCGTATGGATTCGATCGTCGCTCGGCGAGGTCGAAATGCCCTGCGCCGTGATTTCCGTAACCGGAAAGAAACGGATCGTCGAAACGCCGCTTATCGGGCGGCGCGGCGCGGTGAACGAACTGATCGGCGTGGACAGCTACGAAGTGGAACTGGCCTGCGCGCTTATCGGCCAGGGCGGCAACTATCCGGAAACGGAGGTGAAGCGGATGCGCGACCTCTACGAGTTGAACGAAGCGGTGGAATTGGTTTCGGCTTTGACCGATCTCGTTTTCGAGACCGACGACAAGATCGTCATCGAAAGCATCGACCTACCCGCGATGGGCGGCGCGGAAGACGTGCAGGTCGTGAAAATGAAAGCGCATACCGACGCCGCCGTGGAATTAGTCATCGAATAAGACATGTACGTATTGGGTTGCGAAATACGGATCGGCGATAAGCGGTTTAGGGCGGTGAACGCCGTAACTGTCCGGCGGTCGGTCTATACGCCGGGCGCCACGGCGACGATCAAAGTGCCCGTTACGGCGGTACTCAGGCAGGCCGGGTTGCCGCCGACGCGGGTGGAGACGGCCCAGGCGGTGGCCGTCGGCGAGCGGGTGGAGATCCGCCTCGGTTATAACGGCCGCCTGCAGCCGGAGTTCCGCGGCTATGTAAAGGCGCTCAACCTGCGCACGCCGCTCGAAATCGAATGCGAGGACGAGTTCTGGGCCTGCCGCCGGCGCAACGTAACTACGGGCGGCACCACGACCCTCGCGGGTCTGCTGGCCAAATGCGGCCTTGCCGTCGGGTACGCCGAAACGCTGACCCTCAAAAACTACGCGGTGCCGGATAAGCCGGTATCGTCGGTGCTGGCGAATCTGACGAAAAAATACGGTCTGTCGGTCTTTTTCGACCTCGACGGACGGGTCTATGCCTGTCGTCCGGAGCGGGTAACGGGCGATACGGTCAAATATAGGCTGCGTTACAACGTCATCGGCGACGACAACCTCCAATATCTGAACCGCAAAGACCTGAAAATGCAAATCCGGGCGATCTGCTTCAAAAAGGACGGCACGCAAGTAGAGGCGAAAAAAGGCGCCGAGGGCGGCACCTCGAAAACCCTCTATTTCTACGACGTGGAAAGTATGGCGGAGCTGGCGACGTTGGCGCAGAACGAGCTGGAACGCGAAACGGCCGACGGTTATTCCGGAAGCATCACGACGTTCCTGGAACCCTACGCCGCCCCGGCGATGGTGGCCGAGCTGACCGACCCGGTTTATCCGGAAAGGTCGGGAAAATATTATGTGGAAACGGTTAAAACGACCTTCGGGCGCGGCGGCGGTCGCCGGACGGTCGAAATAGGAACGAAGGTAGGATGAGCGGACAGCGGGATATTGCGGAGATTCGGCGGCGGCTGGCCGCGATCGGCGGCACGCCGGGCGGCGAGACCTTTCCGGCCACGGTACGGAGCGTGGATGAGACCCGGCGCACCTGTACCGTCGAAGCCGGGGGCGTGAGCTACGACGACGTGCGGCTGCACGCCGTGGCCGACGCCGAACGAAAGGGGTTCTGTTTCATCCCCGCCGTCGGCAGCGTGGTGCTGGTATCGCGTATCGGCGGCAGCAACGAACTGTTCGCAGCGATGTTCTCCGACGTGGATAAAGCCCTGCTGACCGTCGGCGAGAAGACGGCGGTCGGAATCGATGCCGACGGGCTGACCTTTGCCGCGGGCGATACCGCGCTGGAAGCCACCGCGGATGGGCTGGAGTTGGGGCGCGGCGCTGCCGGGTTGCTCAAGACACTCTCCGACCTGTGCGACGCGCTGGCCCGGCTGACCGTGCCCACAGCCGTGGGGCCGTCGGGCGTTCCGGTGAACGCGGCCGATTTTACGCGGATTAAAGACGAATTGAAACAGTATTTAAAGGGTTGATAAATGGCACTTGTAAAAGAGACGATCAAGGCCGAGGTAAAACAGGCATTCGTACAGGTGATGGATGACACCGAAGGCCGCGAGGCGTCGATCGACCGGGTCGCCGAATCGCTGGCCGAAGCGATGGTAAACGCCATACAGTCCATTACGATCACCTACGTCGGCGGGCTGTCGGCTCCCACCGGGGCAGTAACGGGAACGTTTCAATGCACGATAAAATAGCGGGTTATGGAGGATATTTTACTGGCCGCGGACGGCGACGTGGATTTCGCCTCCGGCGACCTGCTCCCGGCGGGTACCGACCGGGCCACCGGACAGCACAAACGCGACATTCTGATGGCCTCGCCGGGCGACTATAAGGAGGCTCCGACGGTGGGCGTGGGCGCCGTCGAATACATCCAGAACGACGCGCAGCTCTTTCTGCGAGATGTGCGCAAGCAGATGCAGGCCGACGGCATCGCCGTGCGGGAGGTGGCTTTCGACGGCCGGGGAAATTTAATTGTGGACGGCAGCTATGAAAACGATTAGAACGGTATCGAACCAGACGGTGTTCGACCTGGCCGTCAAATATTACGGCACCTGCGAGGCGGTCGCCGAGCTGATCGGGAACAATCCGGGTCTGAGAAACGACCCCGCGGCGCTCGCGACACTCGGCATCGACTACGTAGCCGACGGCGGCTTCTACGCGGACGCCGCGCTGCTCGCCGGACAGGAAGTCCGCATCGACAACGACAGCCGCACCCTGCGGCAAATGGTTGTTAAAGAGTTGCAGAATAAGGAAATCAACACCTTCGGTTTATAGGCATGGCACGCACGATAAAAGAGATACAGACGGCCATCCGGGACGACCTGACCACGCAGCGGGAAGGACGCCCGGAACTCTCGCCCTCCGCTACGGCCGAGTGGAGGTTGTGGACGTGGGTCGTGGCCGGGGCGATACACACGCTCGAAATCATCCATGACGAGTTCCGGTCGGAGATCGACGCCGCGGCCGACAAGATCACCCCCGGCACCGTCCGCTGGTACGTGGAGCAGTGCAAACGCTTTCAGAACGGGCACGAATTGCTGTTCGACCCCGACACCGCGCAGCTCTACTATGCCGTGGACGATCCCGCCGCACGCATTATCGGCGTGGTGGCCGTAACGGAAGGGAAAGAGCGTCTGAGTATCAAGGTCGCCAAAACGGACGAGCAGAACAGGATCGTGCCGCTGACAGCCGACGAACTGCACAACTTCACCGGGTATGTGGACAGCATCAAATTCGCCGGGATCGAAACCGTTACGGTATCGACCAACGCCGATCAGGTGCGGTACGACGCGGAGGTGTTTTACGACCCAGCCGTACCCGTTACGACCGTGCGCGAGCGGGTCGCGGCGGCCTTAGATGCTTTCCGCTCCGGGCAGGATTTCGATTCGATGCTTTACCGCCAGAAGTTCGTCTCGGCGATTATGGCCGTGGACGGGGTCGTGACGGCCGAACTGAAAAGCATGGAGCGCAAGGGGACGAGCATGGAGGATTTCGAACCGGTCGGCGTGGCCGACGAACTGGAGGCCGGCTATTTCGATTATACCGCCGACTGCACCCTGACGCTGACCTCCATAAAAGCCTCGTGAAGCCATGCAGACGACCCGGATAAATTATAAAAACCTCGTGCGCCAGCTGCTCCCGGCCCACAAACGGCAACCCGTGCGGCTCTGGTGGCTGCGGGGTCTGGTCGCTCCGTTGGGGACGCTTTTCGCCGAGTTCGACAAGTGGCGCAGCGATACCCGCATGATCGTGAACGTGAACAGCCAGGTCGCCGTCTTCGAAGGCTATTTACGGAAAAAATACGGCGAGCCGGTGGCCATCCGGGTCGTTACCTACGACGACGGGCTGGCGCGGGTCTCTCTGCGGGCGGAAGGCGATACCCTGCGCCTGCGCACCGGCCTGCGCGACGAAACCGCACGCGAGGCGATGCCTCTGCGGGGCGAAATCCGCGAACTCTTCGGCGATGCGGACTTTATCGTCTATATCCCCGTCGGGGTCGATATAGACCTGATCCGCGCCGAAATAGAGCGGTTCAAACAGGCGCTTGTGCAGTATAAGATAATACAGGAATAAAGATGAAACGACAGACACAGACGGTGGGGGTGCGCAGCTGGGCCGGGGACGACCTGCTGGAACTCCAGAGCGAGCCGCTTAAAGCGTTGGATGCCTTTTTTGCCGAATACGGCCCGTGCATCATTCAGGGGTGCGAAGCCGTACAGACGGAGGACGGGGCGGGCACGTATGACGTGGCTGCGGGGCTGGTGGCCCTCGAAGCCGACGACCCGGACGGCGTGCGCCGCGTCATGGCGATGCCTTTTGCCGGGGCGAAAGGCGTGGCCCTCCCCCTATACCTGACGGCGAACGTGGAAACGGTCTCGGAACCTTACGGCGACGGCAAAGTGAAACCGATCGCCTACGTCTATACGGGGAAGGCTTCCGGCGTGCAGCCTGACGGGGATACCCCGTACCTGACCCTGACGGCCGGGGGCGGCCGTTTCGTGGATGCCGTGCAGGACACCGCGCACCGTTTTATCACGGACGCCGAACGTTCCAAGTGGAACCGCATTCTGGAGCAGGCGAAGGAATACGCCGACGGCGTGGCGGCCACGGGTTCCGAAGCGGCCCTGCGCTCGGCAAAAGAGTATGCGGACACGCAGGATACGGCCCTGAAAACGGAGCTGGTGCAGGCAGATGCCGATACGCTGATTTCAGCTAAGGAGTATGCCGACAAGATTGTAGCGGCGCTTGCGGGAACGGCCCCCGAAACGCTCGACACGTTGCAGGAACTGGCGGCGGCGCTGGGCAACGACCCGAATTTCTCGGCGACGGTTATGCAGATGATCGGCGAGCGCGTTACCGCCGAGGCTATGAATACCGCGCTGGCAAGTCGGATGCCCATCGAAGAAGGATGGGCCGGGAATGCGGACGATATTGAAAACCTCGTATCGAAGCCTTTCGGCGCGAAGAACATCCCCTTTGCTTACTATCCTTTTCTATCGTTCGGCGGCGGAGGCTATAAAGCCCAGTTCAACGCATTGAATAACTCCCTGAGGTTCCGTTCGACCAATGAATCGGGCGCCATTCAGGAATGGGTCGAAATCTGGCACGCCGGAAACTTCAATCCGGCGAGCAAGGCGAATGCCCCGGCCACCTTACAGAACGCCGACCTGAATACCCTGACCTCCAACGGCCTGTACGTGGCGGACGGCGCGATTTCCAACGCGCCGGCAAGCACGGCGAACTGCCGGGTGCTGGTAATCGCTACCTCGCCTTACCGGGTGACGCAGATCGCGCAGGTGTACGATGCGGACAGGCTGTTTTTCCGTCGCCGGGTCGATGAACAGTGGCAACCCTGGCGAGAACTGTGGCACGCCGGGAACTTCGACGCACAGAACTCGTTGAAATACCTCGGACGAGGTACGCTTTTGGGACAATTTGGGAACGGCGCGGCGGGGCATGGCTTTACGGATCACGATACGCCGATAGGCCAGAGTTCCTCATTTCTGCGTTTCGGCATGTCGGGTTATGAAGTCGAAATATGTTTGGGAGGTTACAGTTCCTGGAATAACGGCTGGACCCGGATTTATTTCCGGTGCAAGGACGGCGATAGCGGTTCAGTATCGGATTGGAGGGAATTTTATCATACCGGCAACCTCTCACCGGCCACCGCTGCGGCAGCGGGCCTGATGTCCGCCGCCGACAAAACCAAACTCGACGGGATCGCCGACGGCGGTATGAAACTCTTAGGGGCGGGGGTCGTTAATGGAACATCGGGAGAATTGAACAAGAAAAAAGGAGCGGTAACAATGGCATCAAGAGTAAGCGGTGCCGGAAATTATCGGGTCATGCACAATATCGGCCATACCAATTACGAGGTACATGCTACCTGTATGGCGATTGGCGGTACCGGAGGGCATGCGACCATCGTTTCAAAATCAACCAACTATTTCGATGTCTGGACTGCTGACGACGAAACAAGAAACGATCTGTCGTTCTTTTTTCAGATTTACGAATTTTAACTAACTTTGGATAAACACCTTTATATTATGAAAATCAAAGTTTTTCTTTTATCCCTGACGGCCTGCCTGTTGCTGGCCTCCTGCGAAAAGGATAAAAAGGGTCTCGACCCTGACGCGAAAATCAGCGTTACCGGCGTTCGTTCGCTGACCAAAGCCGACACGGGCGATATTCCGGTCGGAGGTATCGACGGCACGGGCATTACCGACAGCCTTGAATTTATCACAAAATATGCGTGGGATTACCGCTCGACGACATCAGACGGACTAACCCCTCAGGGTGGTTATGGCGTTGATGAAGAAACCTATTATTTACTCCGCGATTTGGAAAATTATAAATTGAAATTTTGGGGTGGCGGAGTCGTTTCAAATGGATTTCTCGGAACATATGTAACAGATCGTATCGATTTTGTCGTAACAGTCGCAAAATGGCCTGACGGCACGGCGGTAATGCCGTTGGGGTTCAGTATGAGCGACTATGATAAGGTCAAAATCGACACGGTAGCCTATATCCCGAACTCGGTGGTACTGGAGGCGCGGGCCAAGATTACGGCGGCGTTCAACGACGGGGATTTCGACACCTGTTATAAACTATTCGACGAGGCTTACGTATTCCTGCCCACAACGGGCGCGAAGTGGCGGGCGCTCAAACAGACGGGGATCGAGTAATGCGTAATTCTCTGGTATAATATTACATTAAATATTTGGGTAAGGCCGGTAAATCGCTTTACCGGCCTTTTTTATGCCTTAAAAAAGGCCTTCGGCTTCTATAAATAGAACGGTGTCTCAATCTGCTACAAAAGGGAACACCCACAACCGAAGGCCAAAGCCTCTGCGTGGGTATTCCCTTTGTAGCATTGCAAAAGTAACCAAAAAACGAATAAAATCTATGACACCGAACGAACAATTACAGCCGGTCGGCTGCGTTCTGAAAAACAGCCATTCTTTGGGGAGATTGATTATTAAACCAGTGCCCAAAACGTTGGCAAAGGAAATGATCATCCAAAATCACTATTCGCACAAATGGAATGACGGCGGATTCGGCAAATATAACTTCGGGATATTCCGGGCCGACGATCTGACTCGGTGTTTGGGAGTGGCGGTTTATGGGTATATGAAAAATCCCAAGGCCAAAATCTTTACGCATCCGAACCCCAAAGCTTGGATGTGCGAATTGAACCGGCTCTGGATTAGCGACGAACTCGGTAAAAATGCGGAAACGATACTTATAGCCGCATCGATCAAGTTATTGCGGCACGCTGACCCGAATATCGTGGCCGTTCAGAGTTTTGCGGACGGCCGCCTGGGGTGCGGGACAATCTATAAAGCGGCGAATTTTCGTTATTACGGATACCATGAAACCAGATTTCTGAGAGACCGACGCACCGGAGAGGTAACGCAGGGGCAACTATTAACCAATAGCACCTGCCCCACAGGGTATGTCCGAACGAACATCTACTATTTACTGGGTTTGTACGATATTTTCAAAGTTAAAACCTACCGATACATATATCCGCTGTCTGATAAACTCGTGCCCAAGTTCAAAGAGAAACCCTATCCTGATTACGAGAAGGGAGAAACGCCTACCGACTGGCCTCGCGACCGCCAGAAAATCAAAATGCGGATATTCGAACTGTTGGAAAAAATCGCATAA